ACAAGAAGCTGGTTATTATCCTTATACAAAGGCTATTGCTATGAAATACGGTTGGACTTTTGAAATACCTTTACAACATAGAATAGGTAGAGGATATATTTTTGATAGTGATTATATAAATGAAAGTCAAGCACATGATGAAGTTGAACAGTTTTATGGTGAAGATATAGAAGTAAAAAAAGTTATAGAATTTGACGCAGGTAGAATGAAAAATGCTTGGGTTAAAAATTGTGTATCTTTAGGATTAGCTCAGTCTTTTGTTGAACCTTTAGAGGCAACATCTATTTTTGTTACTACAGAAATGTTGTCATTATTAAAACATTTTATAAATGATATTCAAAAATTTAATGAAAATTCTGTAAAAGAGTATAATAATGTTGTAGATGAAATGGTTGATGGTGTGAGAGATTTTATTAGATTTCACTACATATCAAAAAGAAATGATAGTGAATTTTGGAGAGATTATCCTGAAAAATATAAAATGTCAGATTATCTTGCTTGGATTGTAGATTGTTTAAGAAATGGTGAATTAAAATTTTCACAAATGAGAGGTCAGTACGCCAAATTTACTTTGTTTAGTTGGTTAGTTGTAGGTAATGGAATGAAATTATTTACAAAGTATAATAATTCAGGTTATGAAGACATGAATCCTTCAATAGAAGAATATTTAAAATTTATGGATGATAATATTAAACATTTGCCTACATCAAAAGAGTGGTATAATACAACAAATGCAAACTTTAAAATCTAATATTTTTGATAAAATAGATGAACAAGAATTTATTGTAATAGATAATTTCTTGCCTGATAATCAAGCTACTGAACTTTGCGACTGGTTAATATCAGCAGGTCAACAATGGGTATTTAACCCAGCGACTTGTGTTTTAAATGATTTTTATGAACAAAAAGCAATAGATGATAATTGTAGAGAGTATCTACAGTTTGGTAAAAATTTTATAAAATATAATGACGACAAATTTAAAGAATTTCAGGACGAAAATAAAATATCAATACATGATACACCGGAAAATATGAAGAAAATTTTTTATGTAATAGATGAATTTAATAAAAGATTTAATTTAGATAAAATTAAAATTTTTAGAGCAAAGGCTAATTTATTAACTCAGTATCAAAACAATAAAAAAGAATACTACGATACGCCACATATTGATTGGGATTTTCCTCATCATGTACTATTGTATTATGTCAATGATAGTGATGGTGATACAATATTATTTAAGGATAGAAAGATATGGAAAAGAATTTCACCTAAAAAAAATAGATTATTAATGTTTAATCACAAAGTGTTACACGCTAGTAGTCATCCTATTGAAAGTGTAGCTAGGTTTGTTTTAAATTATAATATACAAAAGGTATAATTTTTATGAAATTGCATACAGTTTTTGATGATAATTTTTTTGAAAATCCAGACCAGATTGTTGAATACGCAAATACTTTAGAATATTATAAATCTAAGAAAAATAACTGGCCTGGTGGTAGGACTTTAAATATGTGGGAATTAAATGATGATTTGTATAAATTTTTAACAAATAAGGTGTTGAGTTATTATTTTGATTTAGAAAAAACTCATGTGACCTGGACATATTCAAATATTAGATTTCATAAAGTAAAACCTGGCGATTGGCAGAAACACAATAAACAACACACTAGAATACATAAAGATAACGCCTTTTTAGCCGGTGTTATTTACTTAAACAAAAAAAATAATGAAGAAACAGGAACCAGCATTTTTGATAATGAATTCAAAACTATGTTAAAGGTTAGCAATTATTATAACAATGCTATATTTTTTGAAGGTGGTAGACAATATCATGGTGCCACATCTGTAAATAATGATGAGGAGAGATTGGTAATTAATTTTTTTATGGATGATATCCAATATAAATATATAGATTAAAGGAGATAATATATGCCAACAGATAGAATTTTAAAAGCGGTTGTTCAGTTAGACCCACCAGAAAGTTATTCTACGGGAGGTGTAGTAGTAGAAATACTTTCTCAAGCAGGAAGAGCTGAAAGTAATTTCAAAACACCGACAAAATATGTAGGAAATTCAAATTATAAGTTAGTGACTTGTGATGAAAACTGCCAAGTAGGATGGATTTATACAGATAAAACACATCAGTTAATTTCTCCTACAAATTAAAAATTAAATTTTTATTATGGAATTATATAATGCAACAATTTATTTATAATGATAATAGTTTTTTTAGGTTTAATAATTTATTAACTGATACTCAAAGAGAAAAACTTAAAAAAGATATTGATTATCAAATAGAACACAATTTATGTACGGCTGTAAGGCCGTATCAAACATATAATAATATGGATGAGGTGTATAAAGATGATGAAATTTGGCAATTTTTAATTAATAAAATAAAAGATTGTGTTTCTGCCATTACAAATAAACAAACAAAGCAATATATGTGCTGGGCAAATGTTTCTAAGGAAAATAATGCCTATGAAAAACATTCACACGATACAGATTTAACTGCTGTATATTATCTACAAAGTAATTTGCCAGAATATGGTACAGATATTGAAAACTCAATTATTGTTCCCTCATACGAAAATTCTGTAGTTATTTTTAATGGTGAGTTAGAACACCAAATTGTAAATATGCCCGAAATATTGGCAAAAGACAATTACAGATATTCTATAGTTGTGGATTTTAATTATGTATAAAATAGTAGATAATTTTTTGCCTGAAGAAGATTTGAGTAAAGTAAAACATATTATGGAAGGTAATGATTTTCCTTGGTATCATCAAAGTTTTGTTGCATTTGAAGATAAACCAAAAAAATCTCATTGGTATTTTACACATATGTTTTTATTGGACAAAAATGGTCTTTCAGATTTCTATAGAGTAATAGATGAGGTTTTTATAAAACCTAAAAAAATAAATGGTATGTTGCTTAGAGTAAAAGGAAATCTATATCCTAGAGATGATAAATTTATAGAACACGATTGGCATTTTGATTATCCTTTTAAACATAATGGTGCTATATTTTATATTAATACAAATAACGGTCATACAATACTTGAAGATGGCACAAAGATTGAAAGTATTGAAAATAGAATGTTATTTTTTGACGCAAGTAAAAAACATAAAAGTACAAATTGTACAGACGCACAATATAGAATGAATATAAACTTTAATTATATGGCTATGGATTATTAAAAATGAATACTGAATTTGAATTTTTATATTGGGGACCTCTTGTAGTTAAGTTTGAAATAGAAGATTATATAACAAAAGAACTTTTAAAAAGAAGTGAAAAAATAAAATTAAATGATGGTAGAAGACAACTTGCTGGTCATATTGATAGAGAAAATTTTTACACACAACAAGATATTGATTGGTTTGTTGAACATACGAGTAAATACTTCAATCAATATGTTGAACACAAAGAAACTGTTTGGAAGATAGACCCACCAAATGAATTTAAAATAGAATATTTAAAATTAAATTCACTATGGGTTAATTATATGAAAAAGAATGAGTACAATCCTCCTCATATTCATTCAGGCGATATTTCTTTTGTACTTTACTTAAATGTTCCTGAACAAATAAAAAAAGAAGCTTCAGAATTTGTATCACTAGGAGAAGGCAAGCCAGGAGCTATTGAGTTTATACATGGTACTGAAGACCGATATGGTGATTACATATGTTCTCATACTAGATTTCCTAAAACAAATGAATTATATATTTTTCCAGCTAATTTACATCATACAGTTATGCCTTTTAGAAGTGATGTTGAAAGAGTTTCGGTGTCTGGTAATTTCTTTGCTAAAAGAAGAGGTTTTTAAATGAATTTTGCACAATTTTTTCCAACAGTTGTAGGTATAAAACAATTTGATGGAGACTTGCAACCTATGATTTCTAAGTGTTATGAATTGCATAAAACAATACCAAACACCGGTAATAAGTTTATATCTAAAAAAAGATATACAACACACAATGCTGTAAATTTAAATGAAGTAAAAGAATTTGAAAATTTAAATAACTTTATTTTTAATAGTGTAAAAGAATATTGTGATAATTTAAAATTAAATACAAATAACATTGATAAAAATCCTAAAGGAGCGTGGTTTAATATTCATAAAAAATTTGACTATACTGAATTTCATACACACACTAATACTTTTTTAACAGCTGTGTTCTATTTAAAATGTGGTGAAAATTCTTCAAAACTTTGGTTAAACTCTCCTATAAAAAATGAAATAGAGTTAGATAAGATAGAAGAAAACAGTTTAAATTCTAACACAGTATATTTTAATCCTAAACCTGGTATGTTATTAATCTTTAGAAGTAACATAGAACATTGTGTTGAACAAAATCTTACAGATGAAGATAGAATTTCTTTATCATATAATTATGGAGTTATTAATGGATAATAAAGAATTTTGGGATAAAGTATGGTCTACACACAGTCCGAGTGGTGGTATACCTTGGGATATTAAAAAAGAAGATGACAATTTAAGAGATTGTTTAAATAATATACCTATTAAAAAAGATAAAGCATTAGAATTAGGATGTGGTACTGGTTATGATTCTGCTTTTTTAAGAGACCAAGGATTTAAAGTTACTGCTATAGATGTTTCTGAATACATAATTAATGTGTGTAAAAGAAATCATAAAAATATTGATTTTTTAGTTATGGATATTTCTAAAGAATTGCCTAAAGATAGTTTTGATTTAATATATGATAGAGGTTGCATACATAACAATAAAGATAATATAAAACAAAGTTTAAAAAACATTAAAGATTGTTTAAATAAAGATGGATATTTTATTATGATTTCTGGAGGTGAAGAGGATTCTGAATATCCTCGTCCTGAAAAATTTTATATTTTTGATTTTTTAAATGATATAAGAAATTTATTTGAAATTGTATTAATTAAAAAAATTAATTTTGATTTAACGGAGGATAATGGTCAATTTCCAGGATGGCTATTTGTATTAAAAAATGCTTGATATAAAAGAATTAACTTTAGAACAACACAAAAATGCCGAAAGACAAGAGTTTGTAAAAATACTTATGTCTGGTAATATAAACCATAAACTATATGCAACATATTTGTATAATCAATTTCAATGTTACTCTGTATTAGAAAAATATGGATTGCATAACTCACTATTCAGAGATACTCCAGGTTTATTAAGAGCCGAACACATCTTATACGATTTTAAATCTTTTGAAATAGAAACACCTGAAATAACAGATAGTACAAAAGAATATATTAAACATATTGAATCAATACAAGATGAGGCAATGAAACTATATGCTCACATTTATGTTAGACATATGGGAGATTTATCTGGTGGTCAAATGATAAGAAGAAAAACACCTGGTCCTAATAGATATTATAAGTTTAGAGATAAAGAGGTTGGTGACTACAGACGAATTGTAAAAGAAACTATTAACACATATTTAAATGTATATGAACATTCAGTTGTACCAGAAGCAATTTATTGTTTTGAAAGTGCAACAAAACTATTTAAAGAAATGAAGGAATTACATGATTTGGGATAGACTAATTAAGTGGAAAGACGAAACAGTAGAATTACTAAACAAAGAACTGGTTGAGTATAATGAACCAGGCATGGAAAGATTTAACAATGAAGAATTTGGTTGGGTAAATAGAACATGGAAAAACAAATATATTAGAAGAGCTCATGTTGATGTAGTTGATGTAAGAGAAACAAAAGGTTTATGGATGGCTCATGTTTGTTTATTTCCTGAAGTTACAAATGGTGGTCCTATTTACGGATTTGATATTATTGCAGGTAAAAAGAAAGTAACAGGTGCGTTTCACGATTTTAGTCCGTTATTGCAGAAAGAACACCCTTTAACACAATGGTTTATAGAAGAAAATAAATGGTTTAAACCAAGTAAAGAGAGAGAGTTACCAGATTGGGCAAAAGCAATCTTTAGTGGTGGAATGATTGCGGCTGGTAATGTCACAGATGAAGATGAATTAAACAAAATCTGTACAATGGCTGTGTTCAATCTGGCTAACTACATTGATAAAATAAGAAATCACCATGATACAGATGATATGGAAAATGTCATAAATGCTCAGAATTATTATTGTGAACATCAACAAAAGAACCCTCATACACCTAGAGTAATGCAATCTCTTGGTCTACCTGAAGACGATATAAAGCTGTTTTGTCAAGATAATCTCTTTCCTAAGATATAATTATTCTTATAAATAGTCCAGAAAAGGAATAACTTATGGCAGAACCAGCAACAAGAGAAAATTTAAAACAGTACGCTTTGAGAGCTTTAGGTAAGCCTGTCATTGAGATTAATGCTGATGATGACCAACTAGAAGATAGACTGGATGAGGCATTACAATATTTCGCACAATACCATTATGATGGTGTTCAAAGAGCTTATTTAAAATATCAATACACATCAGCCGATAAGGCTAGAATGACTGCTGACTCAACTGAATCTGTAACTAAAAATTCAGTAACTACATCATGGAAAGAAGGCAATAATTTTATAGTTGTACCTGAAAGCGTATTATCAGTAATTAACATATTTCCGTTTTCAAACAAATCTAATATGAATTTGTTTGATGTAAGATATCAAATGAGATTAAATGACTTGTATGATTTTTCATCTACAAGTGTAATCAACTATGATGTTGTTTTAAGACATTTAGACTTTTTAGACCATATCTTAGTAGGAGAAAAACCATTAAGATTTAATCAACACGATAACAGATTGTATATTGACATGGACTGGACTAATGATTTAGCAGTCGGTGAGTATATTGTTATAGAGTGTTACAGAAAGATGGATCCTACAGTACACACAGATGTGTACAATGATATATTCTTAAAAAGATATGTTACAGCATTATTTAAAAAACAATGGGGTGCTAACCTATCAAAATTTGATGGTGTAGCAATGATTGGTGGAGTTACATTAAATGGAAGACAAATTTATTCAGAGGCTTTACAAGATATTGAAAAGTTAGAACAAGAGATTAGAAGTACCTTTGAATTAAATCCAGCAATGATGATTGGATAAAAAATCATGGCAGTAAATCACTATTTTCAAGGTGGCCGAGGTATCGGTAATGACGCAGAAAAAAGATTACACGAAGATATTATAATCGAATCTTTAAAGATATTCGGTCAGGATATCTATTATCTTCCTCGTACACTTGTTAATAGAGATATAGTTTTAGGTGAAGATACATCTAGTAGATTTGACGATTCATATTTACTTGAAATGTATTTTGAAACTAATGAAGGATTTGCTGGTGAAAATGAAATCATTAATAAGTTTGGTTTAGAAATTAGAGATGACACTACTTTAGTTTTATCTAAAAGAAGATTTGAGGAACATGTTGCAAACAAGGCTACATTAACTGCCACAGGCAGACCTAATGAGGGTGATGTAGTTTATGTACCATTATTAAAATCTTACTTTGAAATTCAATTTGTAGAGGACCAAGAGCCATTCTATCAACTTGGTAACTTACCTGTTTATAAATTAAAAGTAACTCGTTGGGAATATGCTAATGAACAAATTAATACAGGCAATGAAGTATTAGACCAAACAGAGGACAAATACTCTTTAGACCAATTAGCATACAAAATACAATTAGAATACGGTCAAGAAGCATTAACTGGTCGTGGTTCGATACAACTTGAAGATTATCACGATTACTCTACAGGTCAACCGGCATTTTTAATGAATGAAGATTTTGTAGCAACTAATATTCAAACTCAATCACCTTATGCAGGTAATTTAGATATGAATACTGAAGCAGGTTATGATACAGTATCTACAGCTGATGATATACTTGACTTCACAGAGAGAAACCCATTTGGAGAGATTGACGAATAATGTTTGGAACTCATTTTTATAACGAAGGATTAAGAAAGTTAACAATTGCATTTGGTCAATTGTTTAACAATATTATAATTCAAAATACAAGTAGCACAGGTGCAGTTACAAGAAGAATTAGAGTGCCTCTAGCATATGCACCAAAAGAAAAGTTTATTGTAAGATTAGAACAACAAGCTAACTTACAAGATGACAGAGAGGTTGCTGTTACATTACCTAGATTAGGTTTTGAAATTACAGGTTTACAATATGACGCAAGTAGAAAAATTAATAAAGTACAAAAAACTATAAGAGTTAAATCAAATGAAGATGGTAAGGTACAAAATTTTAACTATGCACCTGTACCATATAATATAAATTTTAGTTTATATTCTTTTACAGCTACTGCTGAAAATGGTCTACAAATTATTGAACAAATTTTACCGTTCTTTCAACCAGAATATACTGTAACAATGAGAGTTGTACCAGAGTTAGATATTGTTAGAGATATTCCTATTATTTTAAATAGTGTAAACTATGAAGACACTTATAATGGAGAGTTTACAACTAGAAGAGCTGTAATATATACATTGGCATTTACAGCTAAAACATACCTATATGGACCTATGAGTAATCAAGGTATTATTAAAACTGCTCAAGCAGATTTAGGTTCAGACACAGATAGTCCTTTGACTAGAGAAGAAAGAATTGTAATTACACCAAATCCAACAAGTGCTGACGCAGATGATGATTTTGGATTTACAACAACTATAACTAGTTTTACAGACGGAAAGAGATACAATCCGGTGAGTGATACAGATGAGTAAATTAGAAGATAATGTAAATGAAATTTTAGGCATAGAAAAGAAAGAAGAAAAGTTTTCTTTAAAAGAGTTTGAACAACCAGTTCCTGTTCCTAAAAAAGTAGATGAAACAAAAGATGATATAGATAATGATTATACTCATAGTAGAGATAATTATTATAACTTAATAGATAAGGGTAATGAAGCAATAGAAGGCATATTAGATATTGCAAAAGAAGGCCAACACCCTAGAGCTTATGAAGTTGCAGGTCAATTAATTGGTCAAGTTGCACAAACTGTAGATAAATTACAAGACTTACAAAAGAAATTAAAAGATTTAAAAGAAGTACCAGGTAAAACTACTGCTAATATTAAAAACGCTTTATTTGTAGGTTCAACAAATGAATTACAAAAAATGTTAAATAGGAAAGATAATGAAGTTATTGAAGGCGAAAGCGGAACACCAGAACAAAATAATACTGGAAATAAGTAAGATACATTACATAAAATCCATGACGCCTTTGCCTGAATTATTACAAGGTGAAGATATGCAAAACCCTATAGAAGTTAGACAACATACATATTCATTGAAACCTAGAAAGGGAGTAGGTGGTAAACCTTATGCAGAAAAACAATATTCAGTTTTTAGAGGAAGTCAAAGAGTACAAGCTGCCATTAAAATGGGTTATACTCACATTGAGGGAGTTGTTATAAATGACTGACGCATATCTAGGTAATCCAAATCTAAAAAAAGTAAACACACCAGTTGAATTTACTAAAGAACAAATTTTAGAATATCAAAAGTGTGCCAATGACCCTATTTACTTTATGAGAGAGTACATAAAAATTGTATCTCTTGATGACGGTCTAGTGCCTTTTAATATGTACCCTTTTCAAGAACATATTGTAAGGACAATACATGATAATCGTTTCACAATTTGTAAATTACCTAGACAAAGTGGTAAATCGACCACTACTATTTCATATCTATTGCATTATGCCTTATTTAATCCTAATAGTAATATTGCTATTCTAGCCAACAAATCATCTACTGCTAGAGATATATTAGGTAGATTACAACTTGCTTACGAAAACTTACCAAAGTGGATGCAACAAGGAGTTATAAACTGGAACAAAGGTAATATTGAATTAGAAAATAAATCTACCATTGTTGCGGCTGCAACTTCTTCAAGTGCAATTCGAGGTGGTTCTTTTAATATTATTTTCCTTGATGAGTTTGCTTTCGTACCAGCAAATATAGCAGAGATGTTTTTCAGCTCTGTTTATCCCACAATCTCATCTGGACAAAAAACAAAAATGATTATCGTATCTACACCTTACGGTATGAATCAATTTTACAAATTATGGACAGACGCAGAAAATAAAAGAAACGATTATATACCTATCGAAGTGCATTGGTCAGAGGTGCCAGGCAGAGATGAAAAGTGGAAAGAAGCCACAATTAGAAACACCTCACCTGAGCAGTTTCAACAAGAATTTGAGTGTGAGTTTTTAGGTTCTGTAAACACACTTATTAGTCCAGCAAAAATTAAAAATATGGTGTTTAAGACACCTATAAAATCAAATGCAGGTTTAGATGTCTTTGAGGATCCTATAAAAGATAAAACATATGTTATAACAGTTGATGTTGCAAGAGGTGTCTCAAAAGATTATTCAGCATTTGTTGTATTAGATGTATCACAAATGCCTTACAGAGTTGTTGCAAAATATCGAAACAATGATATTAAACCTTTGTTGTTTCCACACACCATTGAACAAGTTGCAAAAGGATATAACCATGCCCATGTGCTGGTCGAAACCAATGATTTAGGGCAACAGATTGCCGAATCTTTACAGTTTGAGTTAGAATATGATAACCTGTTAATGACTACAAATAGAGGCAGAGCAGGACAAATTTTAGGTGCTGGTTTCTCAGGTCGTGGTTCAGGTTTTGGTGTTAAGATGACCAAACAAATTAAAAAGATTGGTTGTGCTAATATTAAAACATTAATTGAATCAGATAAGATTTTTGTAAATGATTTTAACATTGTTGAAGAGATGAGTACCTTTGTAAAACGAGGTCAATCATGGCAGGCTGAAGAGGGTAATACAGACGATTTAATGATGTGTTTAGTCATTTTTGGTTGGTTGTCTAATCAACCATTTTTTAAAGAAATGACTGATACAAATGCAAGACAAATGTTATATGAGGAACAACAATCATTAATTGAACAGGATATGGCGCCTTTTGGTTTTATAGATGATGGCACACCAGACCACGAAAAAGTTGAAGTGGATGAGTACGGAGATGTGTGGCATCCAGTCATAAGAAAAGGCCTCTAGTTTTAACTTATTATAAATATCAGTAAGGTTGAATTTTGAATATGGGCATAAGAAAACTTATGAGTATTGAATATTTTAAAATTATAATTAGCTAATTAAAAGGAGAAACCTAAATGGCATTTCAAGTATCACCAGGTGTTCTCGTACAGGAAAAAGACCTTACTAGAATTATACCGGCTGTTTCGACTTCTATCGGTGCTGTTGCTTTTCAAGCGACACAAGGACCATTAGATGAAGTAGTAAGTATATCTAGCGAACAGGAATTAGTTTCAACATTTGGAAAACCTAACTCAACTACATTTGAGGGATTTTTCACTGCTGCTAACTTCTTAGCATACTCTAATTCTTTAAGAGTTGTCCGTGTACAGAATTCATCTGTATCAAACGCTACTGAATCAGGTTCAGCGTTTGTAGTAAAAAATACGACTGATTATACCGATAACTATGCTGACGGTTCTGCTTCTGTTGGTTTGTGGGCAGCTAGAACAGCTGGTGCATGGGGAAACAATTTAAGAATTGACTCATGTCCATCTGCTACTGTTTACGAAGAAACTGCTAAAACAACTGTCAATGACTCTTCAACAAGTGTCGGCGATACAGTAGTTACAGTTACATCAGGAACAGGTATCAGCGCAGGAGACATTGTTAACTTCGGTGACAATTACGAATATAGAGTTATTAGTATTTCAACTAATGACTTAACTATAGTTAGAAAAGAAGAACCACAATACTTCACAGCTTCTGACTCTTCAGGTTTACATGCAACTATCACAGATGGTGCAAATGTAAGAAGAAGATGGAGACATTACGATTTATTTGACAAAGCACCAGGAACTTCACCATATGCACAAGCAAACGGTGGATCAGGTGATGAGTTACATATCGTAGTTGTTGACGAAGATGGTGGTATTTCAGGAACTAAAGGTGAAGTTTTAGAAATTTTTGGTGCAGTATCAAAAGGTTCAGACGCAAAAACACCTCAAGGTTCTACTAACTACTATCCAGATGTAATTTACAATTCATCAAATTACATTTACTGGATGGACCATAACTCTTCAGGTTCAAACTGGGGTAGCGCAGTATCAGGTACAACTTTTACTTCCGTTACTACAGTAAGTGAAGTATCACTACAAAGTGGTGCTGATGGTTCAGCTGCAACAACAGCTCAAAAACTATCTGCTTATGAAAAATTTGCAGACGCAGAGACAGTTGATGTTGGACTAATCATGGCTGGTAACGGTGACGCTACTCACATTGACAACTTAATTACAGTTGCTGAAAATAGAAAAGACGCAGTTGTATTTGCTTCTCCAGAGAGAAGTGATGTTGTTGGTGTAGCAAACGCAAATACACAAAAAGATAATGTTGTAGGATTCTTTAACGGTATCCGTTCATCTTCTTATGTTGTATTTGATAGTGGTTACAAATACCAGTACGACAGATACAATGATGTTTACAGATATGTACCTTTAAACGGTGACATAGCAGGTTTAGCTGCAAGAACAGACCTAGTAGCAGACAGTTGGTTCTCACCAGCAGGTCTTAACAGAGGTATTGTTAGAGGCGCAGTTAAATTAGCATTTAATCCACAAAAATCTCATAGAGATGAGTTATACAGAGCTAGAGTAAATCCTGTGGCAACATTCCCAGGACAAGGAACTGTATTATTCGGAGATAAAACTGGACTATCTGCTCCTTCAGCATTTGATAGAATCAATGTTAGAAGACTGTTCATCACTTTAGAGAAGGCAATCTCAACTGCTTCTAAATTCCAACTCTTTGAATTCAATGATGAGTTTACAAGAGCAAACTTTAGAAACATTGTAGAGCCTTTCCTAAGAGAAGTACAAGGTAGACGAGGTATTACAGACTTCTTAGTAGTCTGTGATGAAACTAATAACACAGGTGAAGTAATTGATAGAAATGAAGTCATAGCAGAAATCTTTGTGAAACCTGCTAGAAGCATTAACTTCATTACTTTACAATTTATCGCAACACGAACTGGCGTCTCTTTTGACGAAGTTGCAGGTTAAGGTAGAGGAGAAATAAAATGGCAAACATT